CAGTAACGCCTAGAGATGCCCGGTTAGAAATCTGAGCCGCATTATTTGCAGTACTCGCCGCCCGAGCAAAGTCCCCACCTCGTCTAAACGCATCCCCGGCACTACTTGCCATCTGAGTATTATTCAATGTATCCCGGTTCGCTTGCTTGAATTCTGATGAGGCAAGGCCCTGGGCTAGAGCGTGCTGATTGGGGTCATCGAGTTTCTGAACCCGAGCCATCCACTGGTTCTCAATGGGTATATAAGTACTCTTATATTCTGCCCACTGTTCCTCGCCAATCTCCGCCAGAGTTCGCTCTTCTGGATGATCCTTTGGTTTCGTACCGCCACCGCCACCGCCCATATCGTTACCTCATTTCCATTTCGTATATCGTTGTCCGCACTTTCCAGTGATTACGTTTAGCTAATCTCTCGAAAGCTTTGCGAGGGGAGGACCAAACTATTTTAGTCGCTCCAATTCGTCTAGCTATATCCGTGTAGTCTTCATAATATTCGTCTATATTGCCCATCCCTGGAACGCAGACCATCCAAACGAAGAGTTCCTTTTCCCCGGTATACTCAGCAGATTGCTCTTTAAATATGATGAACCCCGGCTTATCCCCGAAATACAAGTACGCATCGCCGCTTCTGCATTCGTGATAGACGTCTTCCGGACGCCATTCAAAGTTGTATCGTTCTTGTAAGTCAACAACATCTTGTTTGATGTCATCCCAGTGGTCTCTAATATCTACGGGGTAGAGTCTATTCATCCTTCGGATGCTTCTCCTTTACCGATTTAATTGCTCCATAGAATTCTGGGGACTTGGGTATCTCACCTCGATCCATTGAATGCCAGAGCATATCTAGCTGATCTCGGATAAGGGGGTACTCCCCAAGTCGTTTATCTGAGTACCCTAGTTCTACGTCCGGTCTAGCTATACTTAACGTAACCTTCATGCGATAACTATCTCAAAGGTTTGACCAATATATGGGAATAAAGTTAGGGTGACTTTATAAGTACCTGGGTCGCTACCTTCTAAATCGATGACCCCATCCATGACCGTTTCGCTTGACCATAGCTTAGGTATAGACATGTGGTTAATATCGACTACAGTCCCTACAGGTATACCTGATAAAGTAGCCCCGGAAACCGTTACAGGGAACTCTTCACGCTCGATGACTCCCCCACCCAGGACGTAGTTCTTGTCTGCGTCCACTGAAGACGGGACCACTATATGCCTTTGCCCTTCGCCCGCCTGAACTCCAACGTATTCATCGGGGGTAGACCCGTTTGCAACTATCCTCCCCGTATCAACCTCGTAAAGGATAAAATTTGCCATACTCATCTCTTAGTCCCCAGAGCCATGAGTGAGATGTTACCTCCACTGGGACCGGATATAGTCGCAGTGATTGTATTAGTTGTATTAGCCGGGTTAGTAAATATCCCTGCTATAGTCGCCACGCCAGCTCCGATGATTACCGCGCCTGGGCATACGCCGCCATGATGTCCCCCTTGCGTCCAGCTTAAAAGCGACAAATTTCCTGTGGTGCTACCCCCCGAAGGTACAGAAAGGCTACCATTCCACTGGCCGGTACTACCGCCATAAGTACAATTGACGAACGCGCCCACTAAAGCCAAAGTTGCGGAAATGTGGTACGGAACAACGTACGGTGTACTAGGTAAAGTCAGGGACACGCTCGTCGCACTAGACCCTGCAAAAGCTGACAGAGGGATCGTTACCGCGTTCCCGGCGATTGTGAGCGTATCGACAGACGCGGACGCTATGTGGGTGCCGGTTATAGTGCCGCCAGATATATTAGCCCCCGTTATAGTACCGCTGGCAATACTAGCGTTAGTTATCGTGGCACTGGCAATCTTAGCGTTGGTTATCGTTGCATCTGAGATCTTAGCGTTAGTAACTGCCAGATCTGTGATATCTGCGGTATTGATCCAGGCACTATTAGCGTAGATCTTATCCGCCGCTAAACTCTGGATCTTAGCGTTCTGTATGGACCCGTCCTTAATCAATGCATTCGTCATATAGACGTTATTACCATCGACTATGAACGGGGCATTCTGCCCGTTCGTCCCAGGATGGACCACCGTGAACCTATCAGCATCTACCTTTAAAATCTCGTTCAGGGTGTCTAAAACTGCGGTAACGTCAACAGCCGTAGTCGCGTTTACCCCTGGGCTAGAATAAGCCCCTGCAACATTCGCTGGAGAAACAAAGCGTACCCAATAATAGTAGTTCCCGTTATAACCCACCTCGTCACTGAACGTATTTCCATTCGTAGTCCCCACTATCTTGGCCGTAGATAGGGTACTCGAAGTTGAACGCCAGATTTCAGCGAATGAAAACCCATCCGATTTGAACCGATCCCAAGCAACAATCACATGGGTAAAAGAACCTACCGCTGTAACATTCGCGGGGACGGAGGGTAAGCCGGTACTAATGACTCCTTTCGTATTGAGTTCTGCTACTGTAGAAGTCAGTAAACTCTGAACTGATTTCGTTTCTGTTGCGCCCGTAGAAACCGCACGAGAAACCGCACTAAGGAAATTCCTGAGTGCTGTACTTAACCCGGTCGGAACGGCTGGAAGCTTATCCGCCACTACTCATTACCTTTTCCATCGTAGTCGAGGCCATAGTGACTGTGAAAACTTCGCCTGTGCCCTCAAGACTGAACGCATACTTAACTGCCAGAAAACCGCTAGGTAAGCGAAATTGTGTCAGGGTCGTTAGATTCTTGGTTAACTTTAAGACGCCATCTGCGTATAACTTAAAGGTAACAGGTCCGGCGCAGTCCACTTCCGCAGTGCCTAGAACCGAAGGCCGCATGGATCGAAAAGACTTGCTCTTCCATTTAGCTGTTAGAGCCGAACCTTCATTGAATGCTACGATCGCGCCGTTAGATTGCAGTAAAAGTAACCTATCGGTAAGAAAGTCGTTAACCCCGTTAATTGCGGTGTATCCTGGAAGATCCGTCAAAACCCCGTCTTTCGTAATCAGGAAAGACTTGGTATCCGAGATACCGAGGTACATGTCCTCGTAGTAATAACCCTGAAGGGTGGATGGGGTATACGCCTGCCACTGGTCCCGTGTCAGGATATCTTGCGTCAAATTCTCGACACCTGCCTCACTAACCGCCATGATCCCATCAGGACTTGCATAGATCAGGAAGTCCCCAGCATCGACAAGCGAATCCTTGCTACTACAAGCCTGGGCAGTTTCGATCCTGACTGCTGTCATCTCTGCCGGTGAATCTCCAGACATGAGGTACGGGAATGACTTCGTCAGGACGACTAGAGAATTACCAGCTACGCCTAACCCAACGATATCTGCGTCGAACGTCGTACGATAAGCAACCGGCCAAGCTGAAGGGATAAACTGTTCACTAAAGCAGAGCGTATTACCGCTGAATCCGGCCAGAAACCCACTCGTCAGAGTGGTTAGCCCTTCAAGTGCACCGATACCTACATCGCCTGTACGCGGGGGAGGGGTCCAAGTAGTTGACGGGAGAACTTCACCTAACTGGTCATTGTCAATATCATCCGTGACCGTCAGTGAGGCTATCGGGATATCTGCAACGAACTGATATTCCGTGGACGTTGTTCCGGCGGCTGTTCTATAAAGCCTCCGTTTTGCCCCCGTGCCTAGGTTATAGTTACCGAGTGTTTCAGTAGTAAACGTAACGAATACGTCGTTACCATCAATAACCGTAATCTTGTCGCCTGGGTAAGAAGGAGGGCCCTCCTCTCCAAGCGGAGTAATATAGGTATAAACATAATACCGGTCTTCTTCGAGATCACCCGCCGTGGTCGAAGTCGTATGCGTAGTAACTAGACCGGGAGCCGGAACCCCTAGATCAAACCCGTTTGGTACGCCTGCCGTAGTTGGGCGACCTTGATATGTATACTGCGGCTGACCATCGCCCGTATAGAAGACCCGTTTATAGGCATCGGCTAGAACCGGTGTTGGTACAACATCGACGAAATTCGTCCAGTAGAGCCAGCTACCATCGTAATCGTATACGGTCTTGGCCCCTGAGTTTACAGTTGCTTCAGCCGCTGTACCCTTCCACGGAATTAGATTGCCTCGATCCAGTCGAGCATTCTCGCACTCAACAGCCTCCGTATCCTTCAATAAAGACGGATCAACTTTAGGCGTAAGCCCTTCGAAGTTCGGAACGTGGATCTTAGCCATCGATTACTCCGGCTTGTCGGACTTATCCGCGAAGGCCACACCGACTACGCCCGCCGTCGCGATAGTAGCTGTAATGATACCCTCACTGACTTCTGGGGCTACCGACAGACCCATGGCTCCGAAAAGCATGATGATTCCACGAATGGTGCTGGCCTCGCTCAACCGAGCAATTATGTATGCAAACATGTATATCTCCTAGGGTATTACTACTGTTAAAGCCTTGAAAAAGCCCATCTCACTGACTATGAAGACGAAAACGCCTCCGGTAATCGAATACCGGATCTGGGAAATCAGTTGCTTAATCTCATCGAGTTCGTCAGAAATGCGCTCAATAACGACGTCATTTCTATTGAGTCGTTTCTCGATCTCATTGATTCGGTATTCCATGTTCATCTATTATCCTTAAACTTAGAAATCTACCCATATTTAAACGCACCATAAAATAATATCCCAACTACTACCCCGATCCCTGCGGCCCAAAAGTAGACTGTCACGGCCTCTCAGCCTGCTGTGCTTCAATCATTGCTTCATATGCCGCAATGACTT